GGCCCGTTCAGTATTCGGGCGAAGGCTCCGGTACTGCCTGCGTTCACCGCTGCCGACGCTGGCAAGACTCTTGCCATCAACCCTGCCGGTAACGGCTTCGTGTGGAAGTAAGGAGTAGCAGATGACAAGGCAGCACACTGGGGCTAGTTCAGGGATTGTCCTAGACATCCCTGAACTGACTGACAGGCGGGACATCGAAGTCGCTTTCATGGACTTCGCTGACAGCATTCCAGCGTACCCGTCGGTGCGGCTGAACGTTGTCACTGTCACTGGGGATACCGCTGGTGCGGTTCAGGCGGCGTACTTCTACAACGGTGCGAACCCCATCAACGTCAGCCTCCCCGCCAACCCTGCGGATGGCGACCGTGTCGTCGTGTATCAGGCTGGTAGTGGCAAGGTCACGTACACAAACACTGGCAATGTGGGTGGTGGGCTCCCGGATACGGGTGCCCAGTTCGGCATCTGTACTGCGGTGTTTGTGAACGGAAGTTGGTGGTTCACCCCTTTTGGGTATAGCGGTACGCTACCCACCACCCCTGTGGGTGGTGACCACACCGTTGATGGTGCTCCGGGTGGAGCACCGGGTGGGAAGACGTACCGCTACCACATCTACACTTCCGTTGGCCCTGCGTCGTTCACCTCGGTGGTGCCTGCAACGATGGTGGTTGAGGCCTTCGCTCTGGCTGGTGGCTCTCCGGGCACTGCGGGTGACACCATCCAGCCCGGTACGCCGGGCCGTGCGGGTGACACGTTCGACTGGACTCTTCAGGACTGCGACCAGTACATCCCTGTGCCCATCTTCGTGGGTGGCAGCGGTCAGGATTCGCAGTGTGACGCTCTGGTTGCTTTCTCGGATCAGGGTCCTGACGTTCCGATTCAGGTTGACGCTGACTTCGCTGTTGCACTGGGGAAGATCGGGCTATCCTCGTACATCGGTGGGCTGGGCGTGACCAATGCTGGTCCCGCCGAGGGTTCACTGAAGGGGCAGGGCGGTGGTGCTGGATACCAGCGTCGGGCGTCTTACGCCCAGTCGTCGTATGTTCATTCGTGGACGACGGGTGGGTCATACAACTACGATTGCTCGTATGGGGCGAGGGCTGAGACGTACCAGTCTGGGACGAACAGTGTCACCCATGTGGGTGACCCGTGCGTGGGTGGTCAGTGTCCTCCCGGTTGGAGTTGCGTGGACAAGGGGCTTACCGCCGGGCACCACTGCGTCACCACCACGCATGACCCCATCTACTCAACCCGCTACCACTGCGACAATGGTGGCTCCTTGTCGGGGACGACGTGCGTCAAGACGTGTACTGGCAGCAACACGCAGCATCATTCTGAGACTCGCTGGCATGATTGCCAAGCGGAATATGTTGCAGATGACAACCGACAATGTGTCGATGTCCGTTCAATTTCAGGAGGTCCCGGTGCACCCGGACTTGTCGCTATCCGTTACCCGTTCTAGTGAACGGCTAGAGATCTGCCGTGAATGCCCACGGTTCTTCAAGCCCACCGCCTCCTGTAAGGAGTGCGGCTGCTTCATGAGAGTGAAGACGTTGCTCGCCGACGCGACATGCCCACTGGAGAAATGGTGATCAAGCACTCACGCATCGGTGTTCCCTTCCTGTGTGACGGGGAAGACGAGATCATTCCCCTGTCGTACGCGCATGAGGGTGACCTCGTGTTCACCCTTGTCAGCAACCCCGGCCTTGCTGAGGAACTGATGTTCGACATCAAGAAGGCGGTCGAGGTCCTGTCAGGACTCGACGCCACCATCCCTGACGGTGAGTGGATGAACGAGTTCAACGCCCTGCTCCTGATCAACGAGTTCACGACACCGCTGCATGTCATAGCCAAGGCACGGGAAGCCGCTGCCCGCATCCAAGGAGAGAACCAGTGAGTAACTGCACCTCTGGCTGCAAGACGAAGGACCACGCCACCTACGGCGAGTGCCTCGCATCGAAGAGCCCGGTGTCGAAGAACAGCACCCAGTCTCAGGACAGGCTGTACAGCATGGAGCAGCGCAACGCGCAGGAGATCAACGAGTACAAGGCAGCGCGGGCGCAGGGCATCCAGCCTGCGACCACGCAGTTGAAGGACATCCGTAAGGCCGTCAGCGCCAGCCAGAAGGCTGACGCCCCCCTCACCCTGAGGTCGTAGCATCATGATTACAACCACTTTCGGGGAGATGGTCGATGAGACTCTCGGCTACCTCCGGTCGTTCGTTCGAGATCAGGAACTGTCTACCCATCTGACGTCAGTTGTTCCGCACAATGCGTTCCGCATCGAGGTGGCTGACGGGACAGTCGTCAGCCGTGGTCGTGTTGAGATCGGTGAGGAACTGATCTGGATTGACAAGGTCGACAAGTCAACTGGCATCGCCGAGATCCCACCGTATGGGCGTGGCATGGATGGGACGAACCCTGCTCAGCATGAGCCGGGTACACGGGTCGTGAACTCTCCCCTGTACCCGCGCAAGATGGTGAAGGACACACTGAATCAGGCGATCCGTCAGATTGGTGCCACCTTGTACGGGGTGGAGACCGTCGAAGTGACCGCTAAGTCAAACGACTTCAAGTACGAGATGCCGCAGGAGACTCGGGAGATCCTCTCGGTCACCATGTCAGACACCACTGGCTATGCCAGTGATGTCGTGCACTTGCGGGACTACACGTTCGACAAGCAGGCACCGCTGCTGGATGGTATCTCCACTGGCAAGGCCCTGTACCTGTACGACGGGTGGATCGGCTACCCGGCTCGGTTGAAGATCACGTTCAGCAGGGATCCTCTCCCGCTGTACCAGCCTTTCCAGTTCTTCTCGGAGACTCGACTGCCAGATTCAGCGTCGGACCTTCCGGTCCTCGCTGCGGCTGCACGCCTGCTGGCTGCGTCTGACACGTACGACATCCAGACCCGCTCAGTGGAGGCGAACACTCTCGACTCCAAGGTGAGTTCGACGGCTGCACAGCAGCAGTCGAAGTACCTTCAGGCGCTGTACATGCAGCGGCTGGAGGAGGAGAAGTTGCGCCTGTTGAACACGTACTCGAACCGTACCCACTACCAGAGGTGAAGTGATGGCTGCTCCGCACAACTACTCCAACACTGCTGTCGAGACCGAACTGACAGTGGATCTCGATGGCACCGCCACGGAGATCACTGTCGCCAAGTCAACGGGCTTCCCTTCGGTTCCGTTCACCCTGATCCTTAGCCCTGATGCCTCGAACGAGGAGGGCGTGCTGGTCACTGGCGCTATCAGTGCGACACGGTTCACTGTGCTGCGTGGGTACGACGGGTACACGGCTCTGCCGCATGGCACTGGGTCGAAGGTGAAGCACGGCGTGCTGGCTGAGGACTTCCGCCTCGCCAGCAGGGCTGCTCATCGGTTCGATGGTGTCACCGTGGTGACGAAGGAAGCCGACACGTGGGGTGACCTTCTGTCATGAGCCTGATGAAGTGGCGTAACGATGAGATTCACGGCGTCCCACATCCTCTCGGCTCCCCTCTTGGTGATGACCTCGCCTATGAAGACAACCCTGACACGGACTGGGCGTACTCGATTGGCGGGATCCACTTCCTGTCGGCTGCTTCCGACAACTACCCGTATCAGAGGCAGTTGACGAAACTGGTCAAGGACCAGTTCGACACGAGCGACAACCCCGGCGACAACAGCCTTGAAGGCTGGTGGGTCCGGTCGCAGTCTGACTGGTCGCTCGGTTCGGATCAGTTGTTCATGGAGTCAATGAGCGATGACACTGTCTCCCGCCGTTTCTGGAAGTCTGCGGGGATGGACGTGTTCACACGTCCCGGTGAGATGTCCCTGCTGCCAAGGATGGAGATGTTCGACCTGTCTGCGGCTGGCCTGCCAGCGTCAGCGGTGAAGGGCTCGATGGCTGTGTCGAAGGACGCAGTGTTCATCTCCTACGGCACGAAGGTGGTGAAGGTTCAGGGCACCAGTGTCACGGCGATCACTGCCAGTGGCGTGGTACAGGGACTGACTATCGCTGGTGACCATCTGCTGATTGAACTGCCGACGGTGGTGCAGACCACTCCGCTTGCCGCGTTCACTACACCGACTGATGCGTTCACCAACGTGGTGAACCCGAAGACGTGGTGGGTGAAGTCCCGCTGCATGGTGTCGAGTGGGCAGACGATGTACGAGATCCCCGGTGCACTGGGTGGGGCAGCGGTTGACGTGACCAAGTCAACGGTGAAGTTCGACATGGGTGACCCGTCGTGGGTGTGGACTGGTGTGGCCTCCGGCCCTCAGGAGATCCTGTTCTCTGGGTACGGTGACGCTGGTTCGTCGATCCTTGCAACTGTCCTCGACAACGAGGGCAAGTTGCCTACGCTGAGTGCACTGCTGACGGTCGCAGAGTTCCCTGCCACTGAGCGGGTTGAGGACATCGCCACGTATCTGGGTACGTACATCGCTATTTCCACGTCGGCTGGCATTCGTGTCGGTCAGTTGGTGGATCGCGGCGGTGTGCAGTACGGCCCTCTACTGGGTTCTCCGGTGTCGGCGACGCATGACGGTGGCTTCTCCATGTTCGACAGGTTCGTGGCGTACCCGACGGCTGATGCCGGGGACGGCAGGCCCGGCATCGTGCTGGTCGACTTGTCGGAGATCGGTGAGGATGGTCGTGCACCGTGGGCTAACTGGCTTCGCCTCCCTGCTGGGTCGGCGTCGGTGGACGCTGCGGTGGTGACTGGCCCTAGGGCTGCGTTCATGATGGATCATGCTGGCAACCTGTGGCACGCCAGTGCCACGGTGCTGGACAAGGGGTGGCTGGACACCAGTCAGATCCGGTTCGGCACGTGGGAGGGCAAGACGTTCGAGAGCGTGAAGGTGATCCTCTCCTCCAATCCGGGCGGTAGTGTCGAGGTGTCGTCGCTGTCACCTGAGTGGAAGCCGGTCAGCCTTGGCACGGTGGTGACGGGGATGGGCACGGAGGCGAAGTTCGACGTGGGCGCCCGGCATTCTACTTCCAGCATGGCGGTCAGGTTTGACGTGCAGCCCGATGGGGCTGGCACTCTGGCTCCGGTGATCACTGCGTGGTCGATGAAGGCTTGGCCTACGTCCGATAATCGGGGCGAGACTGTGCTTCTCCCGCTGCTGAACTTCGACTTCGAGAGGGACACCTTCGGTGTCCCGTCCGGGTACGAGGGCAGGGCGGCGAAGCGGTGGCAGGATCTGGTGAAGCGGCTGACTTCCGGTCGAACGATCCTTGTTGAGGAACGGGCGTCGGGGATGGTGTACACGGGGATCACTGAGGATGCGTCGTTCACTCAGGTGGCACCGCCTACCCGTGCAAGCGGGTTCGGCGGGATCGTTCAGATCTCGTTCAGGACGACGCGGTGACGTACCCACTGGGGCCGGGTGATACGGGATCCCGTATCGCTATGGCGAAGGTGAAGTTGGGGATCCCCCCGTACACGGAGGAGTGGACGGAGGACCTCACGTACAGGATCCGGGGCTTCCAAGCCCTGCGCGGGATGGAAGTGACGGGTTTGCTGGAGCCGGAGGTGCTCGAAGCGCTCGAAAGCATGTAAACGCTTAGCGCCCTAGGACGGGCGTAGTTAGGGGAGGGGTACTTATGGTACCCCTCCCCGCTTTTCGTGCGTTGTAGGCCCCTTCTAGGGCTTCCTAGGGGCTATCCAGCCACTTGGTGCAGTGCGACAACACCGGAATCAGCCAGCGAGGGGAACATGGACAGGCCCCGTGTCTCCTTGTCCCGCACCTCACGGTCTACTGTCAGCCCAAGGTAGCGTTCCGTCATGGTGGAGGAGGAGTGGTGCAGCCACGTCTGCACCTGCCTGAGTGCACCGTCGTAGCCCTTCGCCGACAGTTCGTCGAACAGGGCACGGGCACTGCTCCGGCGGAGCAGATGCATACCCGTCCAGTCCTGAGGGACCCAGCCAGCACGGCGCAGGGTGCGCTTCACCAGATCCTCAGGCTTGGAGACCACCGACGTGGGGCACAGTTCCCACTGCTGGAACCCAACAGACCTGTACGACGGGACGAGGACGTGGTCAGGCCGGAGGGGTCCGACCTCCCTTGTGTACGCTGTCAGCCAGCGGCGGGATTCACGGTCCAACTCCACACTGATCGGGATGCGGTCGGTCTCCTTCGTCTTGAACACGGTCACCGACAGGTACCCGGACTGGAGGTCGAGGTCGCGGACCCGCAGGGCCTTGACCTCGGACTGACGGCCCATCGTGTACAGGCCCAGTGCCATCAGGTAGCGGTCACGAGGGTTCTCAGCCGCATCCAACACAGCCGGGAACAGGGACAGCGGGATCATGTCCCGCTGCTTCGGGGGATCCTTGCGGTAGCGACGACCAGCAACCGGGTTCTGCTCAGGACGCATGTACTCACGGGCACGACACCACTTCGAGAACGCCGACAGGGTGGAGACGTACTCGTTGAGGGAGCCGGGCGCTAGCCCGCGCTCCGTCTCGCACGCCATCACCACGTCAACATGGCTGGCGGTCATCGAGGCGACCTCGATGTCCCCGGTGATCGACAGGACTCGGGTCAGCAGGTGGTGATTGTTCTTCACGGTGTTGGCCGCGTACCCGTCAGCCTGACGGGAGACGCGGAACATCTGGATGGCTTCACTCAGCATCATGGCTGGCTCCTTCACGGGTGTAAGGTGCTCCACGATACCAGTGGCCCTAGACCATGAAGGGTGAACGGGGCTCTCACGGCCCCGTCCACCCATCCACCCATCCACCCATCATTCCCGGATCCCTGAGGAGAAAGGCCCCCCCTACCCCCCCAACAGGTAGGAGAGACCTTCACCCCTCAGGGATCCCGGAACGTTCCCGTCACCCGTCTGGAGGTTCGACCCCCGCGGCAAGCCGCTCTGCTATCGTGATGGGTGAATCGCGTCGTGGCAACGCGACACGCCGTGAAAGACCCAGACTTTGTCAGGCCGTGGTGCTACGGTGAGATCAACCGGGACACCACCGCCCTCCGCCCCAGAACCAAGGAGCCCCAAGCGTGAGCCACCTCAGTCATAGCCAGTACACACAGATGCTTCGGTGTGGCAAGGCGTACGAACTCAACCGCATCCAGCAGGCCCCGCGCACACCGTCGGTGTGGCTGGTCGGCGGCGTTGCACTCCACGACACGTTCGACTCCATCAACAAGGCGTTCTACTTCGGGACACTGGACGCCCTAGATCTGCGTGCGGAGTGGGACCGCTGCTGGAACACCGCCCTCGACAACGCCAAGGAGTCCAGCAGCGTTCACCCCAGCCAGTGGCGCAGGGCCGGGCGTGTGTCCAAGGAGAAGCCTGAGCGCGAGGATCTCGACTGGTGGTACCGCGACGGCTACCGTCAGTGTGCTGACTACATGCGCTGGCTCCCTGCCAGCGGCATGAAGATCTTCGCCATCAACGACACCCCGTTCTCCGAGGCTGAGGTCTCTGCCAACTTCGGCGAGGTGCTGGTCAAGGGGTTCCTTGACTGCGTGTACATCACGCCGGACGGCGAGGTGCTGCTCGTGGACTTCAAGTCGGGTACACGCAAGCCGTCGTCCGTACTGCAACTCGCCCAGTACGCCCTCGCGCTGGAGAAGACCATCGGTGTCAGGCCGTCGGTCGGTGCGTTCTTCATGACGAGGGCAACGGAGTTGACGGACCCCGCCGACTTGACTCGCTATACTGATGCGTACTTCACGAAGCAGTTCGAGTTGACTGCCAAGATGATCAGCGAGGGGATCTTCCTCGCCAACGTCGGTGACGGATGTCGTACCTGTGACGTATCCTCCAGTTGCTTCGCCAACGGTGGAGTGGATGCGTGGAAGTTTGATCCCGATTCCCCTCATTACCAAGTGAATGCAACATGAAGACGTGCTCACGATGCAAGCGTTCGCTTGCAACGTCAGATTTCCACCGCTCTTCGGAGCGGCGAGACGGATTGCACCCCGTGTGCAAGACGTGCAAGCGAGCAGAGGACCGCAAGCGCCTCTATGGCCTCACCCCGGAAGAGGAGGTTGCTATGCTTGATGCCCAACACGGGGTATGCGCCATCTGCGAGACACCGAATCCCGGTGGCCGAGGCATGTGGCACGTTGACCACTGCCACGACACGGATCGCGTCCGTGGCCTGCTGTGTTTCTACTGCAACACCAGAGTGATGGCCGTCGTCGATGACGAGGCCCTGCTCGCCAAGGCTCTCACCTACAAGTACACCAACACAACTGCCTAGGAGGCACGCAACATGAGTAACATGAGTGAGGCACCACTGTCGTTTACGACGAAGATCGCTGGCGACCTGTTCACCATCCGTGGTGAGAACGTGGACGAGTTCGTGTCCCGCCTCATCGAGGTGGCATCGGACGAGCGCATCGCAGATGCCATCGGTGACATCCAGTCCCTCGGCGGTCATGCTCCTGCCGTTGCAGCCGTCAAGGCTGAGATCGGTGCGACCGTGATCGAGACGACCGTGGCTTCCGCCCCGGTCAGCACCGCTGGCCCGTCCGTCGAGTCGGACAAGTACGGCGCAGCGTGGACGTACTCGCACCCCGAGGCTCCGGCTCTGCCCGACGGTCGTGGACAGTACGTGCTGAAGGAGTGGACCGACCGGAACGGCAAGGCCCGCAAGGCCTTCGTCGACCCGTCCAAGGGTCCTCGTCCGTTCGCCAAGGGCGCGGTCGAGGCCGACATCATCTGGCTCTAGCCAGCACACCTACCCCAACTAGGAGGCACTATGTCCACGCTCAACATCGCTCTCACCAACGGTGACCGCATCGCGGTCGACTCCATGTGGGAGAACAAGTCGCTGACGCTGTCCACGTTCCTCGATCCTGAGCAGCCGTGGCGCATCGGCAAGCACTTCATCGAGGTGTTCGATCAGGACTCGCAGTCCGGCATCGTGATCAACACGTCGCAGATCGTGTCTGTGACGGGGCTGTAGATGCAGAGCCTTGTCCAAGTAGGACAGGAAGCAAGGGGAGGGGCGGCACCATCGCCCCTCCCTGAACTCCTGCCCTCACTCACAGCCAAGGGGATCCTGTTCGAGCAGGGTCAGATCGTGATGGTCGTGGCCCCGCCGAACGGCGGCAAGTCCATGCTCGCTCTCTGGTACCCGATTGCACGGGACGTGCCTGCATTCATCTTCAGTGCAGACACGGACAAGCGCACGACGGAGTACCGGGCAGCAGCCATCAAGACCGGGTACACGTTCGAGGAAGTCAAGGCCATGGTGGGAACCAGCGCCGCCGACATCATCGACGACGCAATGAAGGACATCACGGATGCTGGCATCCAGTTCTGCTTCGACCCGGCACCCAGCATCGAGGACATTGACCTTGAACTGCTGGCATACGAGGAGGTCTACGGCCAGCCACCACGCATGGTCGTGGTGGACAACCTCCTCAACTGTGTGACAGGGGATGCGGGTGACTTCGCAGGACTGATCGACGTCCTGTCCAGCCTGCACTCACTGGCCCGCAACAAGGACACGTGCGTTGTCGTGCTTCACCACGTCAACGAGTCGAGCAGCAAGAATGCGAGTGAGTACCCGTACTCACGAGGCCAGATCCGAGGCAAGGTGGCCCAGTATCCCGAGGTCATCCTGTCGCTGGCTATGCTGCCGAACGACGGTCAGATGCGGATTGCCTGCGTCAAGCACAGAACCGCAGTGCCCTCGCCATCCGGCGAGGACTACGTCACCGCATGGCTGGACCCCCGTCGCATGACGTTCTATGACACGGCAGGGGAACTGCGTGCAGCAGAATCGAGGAGAGCATGGGAGTAGAACTCAGCGACTACACGTGGGACGCACTGCCCATGAAGATCGTCGAGCGTGCGTTCGACGAGTACATGAGCAACCTGTATCAGGGCATCCTCGACGGTGACCCTGAAGGTGGTGTCGAAGTTCTCGACACCCTCAGCGGTGAGCCGTTCTGTGGCTGCGAGACATGCGAACAGCGTGAGGTGTTCGCCTTCCTGATGCCCCGCTTCATCGACATGTATGAGCAAGGTTCGATCCGACGTAAATACAAGAACAACCTGCGACCCGTGTAAGCGTGGCGGCTCAGCCAAGGCTGAGAGCCTAGACGATCTGGAGAACGGCGATGAGTTTCTGGCAAAGGCTTGGCTCCCCGTGGCGAAGGCTCGGCACGACAAGTACGAAGGCTGCTCGTGCCAGCACTCGGTCGGCCTTCGCCTTATCCAAAAGCCTTGAACTCAAACCCATCTGGTGCCTGTTCGAGGGTCAGGTCAACGATGACCTGCTCTGGGCAGGCCCCACACATACATGCCTCTGTGGGAACAACGTGTTCCTGCTGTTGGCATGGTTCGAAGAGCACAAGGTAGCGGGCTACTTCACCGAAGCCGTGTGCTCGTCTTGCTGGTCAGTTGTCCGCGCCCCAACCGAGGCCGACGAATAGCGAGGTAACCAATGTTCGACATACTAGTGAGCGCAGCCGTAGAGGCTGCAACAAACGACAGCGATAGACAGTGGGAGGCATCTCGCCCCGACCGTGGCGGCGCTGGCCGCTACCTCGACAGCAACGTGCGTGCAGTGTGGGATGATGTGCCCACGTGGATCCGCTCGCTTGCTCTGTGCGTAGCACGCCACGAGTCCTTGCACTCGGGGCACTACGTTGCCGAGAACCCGACGTCCACTGCGGCAGGCCGTTACCAGTTTTTGTCGTCGACATGGCAGGGCAATGCTAAGTGGGCGAAGGTCGACGGCAAGTTCGTGGCACGGCAGTACGCCACCGCGTCTGCCGCCCCAGCGTGGGTGCAGGACGCAGTGTTCGTGCACTCGATCCAGAACGGTGGCATCAAGGCATGGAGGGGGACGGGCTGTGCGGGGACGGAGTGAGCATCACGAGTTCTGCCTGCACACGGAGAGGACGCAGGCCCTAGTTCCAGCCCACGCCTGCGTCTACTGCGTCCTCATCAAGCGTGTGATCGCAGACACCATACACACCAACGAGTTCCGCCCGGAGGAGTCGTGAACGTCCAGTCGCCACTCATGCAGTGGCTCGTTATCGTCCTCGACGAGGTGGTCTTTCGCCCCCTCGTCTGGCTCCTGAGCAGGGGAGGAAACAAGTGAGCGCCATCGAGAGGCTCGGCCACCTGTTCGCACGGTACGACAGGGAGCGCGATGCGTTCCTAGAGTACATCCGTCGTGAGCACACCATCTGGGACGTGCCGAAGGGGAACTCGAATGCATTGCGAGAGTCATCGTCGGATGAGTTAGGGGAGCCGCATGTCGGCAGCGAACAGTCGTGACGCTCACCCCACTCACACGATGGGGCTGGAGGGCGAGGGTCGATTCATCACCTACGCCGCCACCATGGGGTGGCACGTGTTCAAGGGGATGTCTGGACACGAGCCGTTCGACTACGTGATCCAGATGGATGGCGACCTGCATCGCGTGGAGGTCAAGCGCATCTCGTCTGTGCAGAAGACGCAGCGCAACTACTACTACGTCACTGCCACGAAGATGGACAGCAAGAACTTCGACTGGCTGTTCGTAGCCACCGACGACGGTGACTACTTCATCCCAGCCAGTGAGTGCCCGACTCAGACGCTGTCGATCAAGCAGGTTGGCGGCGAGTACGAGCGGAACATCACCGCTCCCGGAAAGTACGAGGTGTTCCGTGTCTGATTACAGCCGCAACAAGAGCAACAAGGCCCGTGGCACGAGGTTCGAGTCGGAGGTTGCTGACTACCTGCAATCACTGGGTGTGGACGCGAAGCGGCTTCCCCGTACTGGGGTGAAGGACATCGGTGACATCTCTTTCCCGATGAAGGACGGCGTCCACATCGTGGTCGAGGCGAAGAACCGGGCGAAGATGGACCTGCCCACGTTCCTCGAAGAGGCGAACGCCGAGGCCAACAACTACAGCGAGAAGTACCCAGCGGTCAGTGCAACATACCCACTCGTCGTCGTGAAGCGACGAGGCAAGGGTGTCCATCGTTCGTATGCGGTCTTCGACCTCGACGAACTCATCAACATGTTCAAGGATCTGGGGCTGCTATGACCCATAACTGGCGTGAAGATGCGAACTGCCTTGGCATCAACACCGAACTGTGGTTCGCTGAAGGTGACGGACAGGTCTCGGCCAAGGGACTGCGGGAGGTGTGCAGTCGTTGCTCCGTCATAGACCAGTGCCTCGACTGGGCAGTGAGGCACGAAGCCCACGGCTACTGGGCTGGTACCCATCCGACGGAGCGTGCACAAATGCGTCGTGCACGGGGGATCTTTCTCGAAGCACCGGAGGCGAGGGTGTATGGACACGCTCGATGAGGATGACAAGGCCCTGTTGCTGTCGCTCGTCTTTGAGCATTACGACCTGAACTACCCGAACGGGTCAGGCAACCGCAGTACCCACTGTCCTGTGCACGACGACCGACACGCTTCGGCGTCGGTGAACACGGTGACAGGACTGTGGACCTGCTACTCTTGCCAAGCAGGAGGCGACGCTTACACACTCATCATGGACAAGGAAGGCGTGACATTCACCGATGCAGCGCGAATCGCACAGGAGATTCTTGACCGAGACGGCAGAGCAGTACGCCGCGAGCCTGCCCGGAAGTCCGGCAGAGGAGTATCTAGCCGCAAGGGGGATCGACCCAGCAGCCGCAAGTACCGCCCATCTTGGCTGGACGGGTAAGCCCGTCCCGGGCCACGAGTCCTACTCGGGGATGCTCGCCATCCCGTACTGGACCAGAGGCGGCGTGGTTGGGATGAAGTTCAGGGTGGTCGACGACCGCCCCGGTCCCCGCTACCTCGCACTGACGGGGCAGACCATCACCATGTACAACGTGGAGGCTGTCATCAGCCACCAGCCCTACGTCGTCATCTGCGAGGGGGAACTGGACACCGTGGTGACCCACCACGTGTGTGGGTTGAACGCCGTGGGGATCCCCGGCGTGAACAGTTGGAAGCCGCATCACCAGCGTGTACTGAAGGGCTTCAACGACGTGTTCATCCTTGCTGACAACGACGACAAGGACAACGGAGACAACCCCGGTCAGGATCTCGCAGCCAAGATCCTGCGCCACATTCCATGGGCACGGAACATCATGCTCCCGAGGGGTATGGATGTAAGTGAGTATGTGTTGACCAATGGTAAGGACGCCCTTGCCCCGCTACTGGGGATCGGGGCGAGCAGTGACTGAGTCGCCGGTAGATCGAGAGGCATTTCAATGGGTGATCGACAGGCTAGTAGCAATGGGTCTGCGGGTAATGTCCGCCGACTGGAAGACGGGGAGTATCACCGTGAAGGTGATACCTCCCCGCCAGTGAGGCGGGAGCAGATCCTCTTCACTGCATTGGACCTCGTCAACGGGGACCGTGACGTGCAGTACGGGGATCCGAATGAGACGCATCGTTGCATCGCAGAGATGTGGCGGGCGCTCCTGTACAGGGACGACGCCGACATCCCCATCAACGCATCGACCGTGGCAGCCATGATGGTGTGCGTGAAACTGGTGCGCGCAGTGCGCAACCCCACGTACATGGACTCATGGGTGGACATCGCAGCCTACGCTGCACTCGGGGCGGAGATGGCAGAGTGAAGACAATCGTGGCTATTTCCGATCTTCAGTCCCCATACGAGGACCGCAAAGCGGTCGAGGCAGTGGCCCAGTTCATCGAGGACACTCAGCCCGAGGTGGTCGTCTCAGTCGGGGACGAGGCGGACTTCCCGCAGATCAGTCGCTGGACTCAGGGCACAGCCGGTGAGTACACGAACGACTTCGGCAAGCACCGAGACCGCACCGTCGATGTGCTCAGGATGCTGGGTGTGCAGCACGTGATCCGCTCCAACCACACCGACCGTGTGATCTCGGCAATCCGGAACCGTGTTCCGGGCTTCCTCGGTCTGCCTGAGTTGACGTTGGAGTCCATCCTGAAGTTCGAGGAACTCGGGATCACGTACCACAAGGAACCGTGGGAACTCGCACCCGGCTGGCTGCTCATGCACGGTGATGAGGGTGGCCTGTCAAAGAACCCCGGCACTACGGCAAAGCAACTCACTGACCGAACCGGGATGTCAGTTATCTGTGGGCACACGCACCGCATGGGGCTGGTGCCCACCACAATGATGGTCAACGGAACGCCCAGAAATATTCGGTGGGGTTTCGAGGTCGGTCACTTGATCAACACCAAGTCTCCCGGCATGGCGTACACCAAGGGTTCAGCGAACTGGCAGCAGGGCTTCGGCCTGCTGCATGTGGACGGCAAGACGGTGATCCCTCAGCCGGTGCCCATCGTGAACAAGTCCTTCGTGGTGAACGGAAAGGTGTACTCATGGCGATGAAGCATTTGACGGTGGATCAGATGGGCGTGCTGACACCCATCGTTGCATCAGTCAGCCACAGGCTCGCACGTAAATACCGGGCGTACCTCGAAGCGTGTGACATCCAGCAGGAACTGTGGATCTGGATGATGGCAAGGGACAAGAGATGGCGTCCACTCGTGGAGTGCGACCCCGAGGACCGGGATGCATTGAGGCGGGAGACGGCGTTCCTCGACCGCAACCTGTACCGACGGGGCGATGTCATCTGCCGTGCCGAGAAGGCACGTGTGAGTGGCTACCGCCACTCCGATGAGTTCTTCTACTCGTCCGGCCTGATCATTGCTCTGCTTCAGGCAGAGGCAAACGGCGGGAAGATGGTGGCGGAGCAGACTACCGACAAGGTGCGTCGCACTCGTTCCCTCGCGGAGGGAAACGAGATGGAGGCAATGCTGTCGGATCTCCGTGCCGCCCTTGCCACCTTGTCACCTGAGCAGCGGTCACTGCTGGACCAGCGGTTTGTCGAGGAGCGGACCCAGCAGGCTGTTGCCGATGACCTCGGGGTCAGTCGGCAGGCAGCAGAGCAGCGCATCAACAGGATCATGGACAAGTTGATCGACTCGCTCGGAGGCCCAAGCCCGTATCGGTGATCGCGCGTGCGCGTACGCAGAAACCCCCCGGCCTTCCCAAACCGGGGGGTTTCCCTTGCGTTCCGACTGCCGCTCTTATTATCAGTCGGAGTCTTGTGTGGGACCCTTCTGGTCAGTCAGGCCACGCTGGTAGGCAGAGCGGAGCACGTCGCATATGCACGAGCAGGAGCAGGGCTCCGGCATCCACGGGCAGCAGGGACTGCCGCACTCTGGTTCGTGGCTCATCGCTCACCGCCTAGATCTTCAATCGCGGCGACGGCATCCCGCAGGGCGCGGTCGTAGCCATCCAGATAGGTGTCCATCTTGTCTCCGCAAACGCAGGACACGCACTTGCCAGTGTTGGCGCTGATGAGGAAGCAGCCGCGCTCGTCGGCGTTGTTGCACGGGCACATCGGTTCGTGGGTCATGGCTTCTCCTTCCTGAACCTGATCATATCAAACACGTACTCACCAACCAGCCATGTCGGGGCGAAGAACAGGAACATGAACAGCAGGGTGGTGGGGTTGGTGACGGTGAGCCCAGCCTGCGAGAGCACGAGCATCATCACGAACCACGTGATCACGGCGTACGGTGAGGCCGTCACCACTCCTCATCCCTCTCGATGGCGGCAGCGCAAGCCTTGGCTTGGTCGACTGTGTCGAAGCGGAAGTCGAGAACCTCGTTGCCGAAGTTCACATTGTCTGCCGTGTACACGACAAGGTCAGCGTAGTTCTCTGCGTGCCACACCTCGTACTGGAGGTTCCTCCCGCCAGCACTCTCAACATGGAGAGCCGGGTCGCGTTCGTCGTTCAGATGCTGCCAGTCAAGCGGTGCGTTCATGATCCCACCTCGTAGAGTTTCTGGGTTGCCACTATCCAACCTGCATTCGGGGCAACCAGTGACTTGCGTGCACGTTCAGCCTGTGCCTCTGTTGCATACGGACCGTAAGTGAAGACCTGTGTCCCCTCGCCCTGCGTGAGCAGGACGAAGGGACGGTTGGCCTTGGCACTCAGGTACTCGGCACGTACCTCGTCTAGCGCACGGATGGCAGCCTCTGCTGCCTCCGCTGCTGTCTCGAAGTCCTCCATGAGCACGGCCTCGACGGCCTCACGCTCCGCCTTCTTGATCCTCGCCACCGTCAGTCACCTCCTCTGCGAGGAAACGGGCGGCAGTGTCGATGTAGCCCAGTGCGTGCCACGTGTTCGGGTCGATGAACGAGAGTTCGTCGAGCCGCTTGTTCGTGAACACGGAGTACGCACGGATCTGCTGGGCTAGGTGCTGGGCTCCTCGCAGTTGCCAGTGACGGAAAGCCTCGGCTCGCCCGTCACGGAAATGCTCCAGCAGTGGCTCACTGATCTTCCACGTTGTCGTCATCTTCCACCTCCCAGTACGCCTTGATCCCGCTGTCCCAGCCATTCGTGTACGCCTTGCTGTGTGCCACGCACTTGACCCACACAGCGTAGCCTTCGTGCGTCGGTCGCACGTCGGCCTCGAACCGACCGACCGAGGCAAAGCCTTGGATGCGGCCCTTGCGGATCCGGCTGGCCCGTGCATGGGCAGACCAGTACCCCTCGTACACACCGATCTTGGCCCACTCACCCTTACGGGCTGCCAGTTTCAGTGCCATCTTGTTCACTCGCACCCCCCGTCCCCGTTTCCGGGGCGGCGGGGCTCCCCACTCTGGCTCGATCATCGGCATGTTAGTCATCCTCCATCTCAATGAACGTGAACACGTACGACAGGTCGTTAGCCAACTGCCGGTACAGGTCCATGCTCAGGGTGTCCTTGGGGTCGGTGTGGTCCTCCAGTTCGGCGGAGAACTCGAACGACATGCTCTCGCCTGTGCTCTCGTTGATGACCTCGACCTCATACAGCGCCTTCTGCATCTGCTTCCTCCTTCGTGTCTTCCGGGAATCCGTACTTGTCTAGGCAGGGCTGGCACCATGCCGCCTTCTTCCGGTACTTGCGTGGCCCTACATAGAACGCAGTGACACAGGTAAACTCGGCGTGGTTGGCAGCACAGCCGTAGTGATTGGCTGGCATGGCTAGTTCCTTACGTGTGAGTGGTGAAGGGGGAGGGCAGGTATACCTAGTGCGGATTGGGTCGCACATCGTGAGCATCCTTGGCGGCAGAACGGAGAATACCGCACGACCCTCCCCCCTCTGGTCAGATGGAGAGCAGGGACTGCTTCTGCTCGTCCGACATGGCGGCGAACAGGGCGTAGGCCTCCGCGACCTCCTCGGCAGACACGATGGCCTTGACCTCAGCCTTCGGCTCCCAGATGTACAGGTGCACCTCGTTGCCGACGGTGCGGGTCGAGGACTTCAGCCCGGCCATCTGCTTCGAGTACCCGGCAGACACGCGGTTGCTGGACTGCCGGATGTTGTTCACGGCCTTGGTGTCCCCCTTCGGGGCCACGTCAGCCAGCACGTACTGACCGGGATTGCGACGAGCAATCCGGGCAGCCTTGACGTACTTGGCGGGACGGCCCGGAGCCTTCGGCTTACGTGCCTTCGACCTCGTGCGCTGGATCTCCGGCAGGGCGGAGACGATGGACAACTTGCGGGTCTTGCTTTTCGTGGTGTTCATTGGCTTGCCTTCCGTGTGAGAACGAGTGACTTGCAGAACGGGCAGACTGTTTCGTGTGCAGGGAACCAGTCGCCCAGCACAGGGCAGTACCACTCCCCGTGCTGGGCAACCTCGTGTTCTATGTGCATGTTGCCTAGACCAGCAGCAGATCGAGCGCACGGTCCTTGACGTCGTCGAACTCACCGAGCAGGATCTTCTCGGCCCGACGCATCCCGTCGTCGTCGTTACGCAGCGGGGAGAACCAGTCTGCGTACTCGGTGACGGCGTTGTAGAGACCCCAGCCGGTGTCCGGCGTGGCCTTGGCGGGGCTATTCTTGTACAGGCCGAACACGGACTGACGCTGTCCCTGTGCCTTGGTCACGGCGTTCTGGGACTTGATGTCGAGGGAATCCCACGACATCCCCGGCTTGACGTGCTCAGGGAACGGGAACAGGGCAGCGAGGACGTTGGCTGCGTCCTCGTCCCGAAGGGCGGTGCCGAGCAGCCGGTTACCCAGCATGGTCAGGTCCTCGGCGTAGCCGAGCGACAACTCCAGCACCATGCGTGCCTTCTCGACGTTGCTCACGTCAAGGTCGGCGGTGTGGCGGAACTTGACGACGGCCTGAGAGGCACGCTTTGCCATCTTCCACGTGTTCCCACACACCACTCGCACTGCCGTGGCATCGAACGACGTGGCAGTGGTGCCATCGAACGAGGTACCAGCGAACAGGTACAGGTTGGACGCATCCTTGCCACCGATGGTGGCAGTGTGCGGCAACTTGATCGTGACGAACTCACGTTCACCACGACCCAGCGAACCGAGCGTCTCGATGGTGGCACCGCCACCCTGCAACTCGTCGACGAACGAGAACACTTCTTCGATGGGATGCGGGGTGTAGCGAGTACCGACCGGGCCGAAGGCCCGACGCTCGTTCAGTCGCTTGTTGGTGCGAACCACGGCGAACTTGTCGGGGATGTCGAGAGTGGTGACCCCGTCCATGTCCATGACGGTGGTCTGCACAGGATGTGTGCTCCAGTCGTGATCCATGTTGGCGAGGCGGACAGCCTCGGCAATTGGCATTGCCTCCTGTGAGACGTAGCCCAGACGGTGCCAGCCCGGCTCACGCAGGGCGTAGAACGATGCGCTGCCGTCGTTGTGAATGTCGATCATGTCAGCCATGATGTCGCCTTCCGTTGATGGTGAGTTGGTTCGTGTGTTGCATACCCATTATAGCAGATTGGGCTAATTCGGTATTCCTACCTTCGGTAGTTGATCGGCTAAGGGTTCCCTACTTGTAGTCCAAGCGAAGGTCGATGGCTGCCTCCTCGTCGTCCGGGCGGAGGTAGGCATGAGCGATTCGAGCGTAGTCGTATGCCCACTCAGGTGCATACGGTGCTGACCTCGGGGTATCACCCTTGATCTCGGCGAAGTGGACGTAGAAGGAGCGAGCCAGCATGTGCACGACTTGCTGGCTCTCGGACAGGGGGAAGTCGCCAATGCTCACGGTTGCTCCTCCAGACCGGCGAGATCGAACACTACTTCGACGTTGTCGATGTGTGCGTTGATCAGTTCCTGCACCCTGATGGCGGCTGCCGCCAAGTCGATGCCCTCATCGGCGATGAAAGCAACTTGTGTGAACGTGTATCGCATGATGATTCCTTTGCTCGTAGATTGGCCGGGTAGGAGGGGGGCCGAAGCCCCCCTCCGTGTGTTCACTCGGAAGCAGTGACCATGATGTTGACGCTGTCAAGGACCCATGAGGTGTCGTCCTCGTCGCAGTTGTCCGACTCGTACACACCGTCGGAGGAGTAGCGGAGGGTGACGTTGGCGTCCACTTCGAGCCTCTCGTACACGTGATCACGCACGTCGTCCTCGTCCTCCAGACCGAGGGCATCGCCATCCAGCGTGAACTCCAGAGAGATGTCGTTGTACTCGACGAGGACGAACCATTTCTGCGTGTACTGGGCCATGTCGAGGAGACTGAGCAGGCTGTTCATGCCCTCACGATCGTCGTCCTTCATGCGCTCGATGATCTGCTCACGAATGGCGACACGCTCCATTACTCGGCCTTCGGCAATGTACGACTTCCGGGCCTGCTCCGCCTGCTCAAGTGTGGCGATAGCCACGCCATCCTTGTGAGCGGCCATCATCATGGCGGTGGGGAAAGCAGCAATGACGGTGCCCTCTTCGGACGTGGACTCGTCAGCCTTGCGTACGAACAACTTGTACTGACCGCCGTCCGACGGGTCCGGCATGTACGTGTACACGTTGTCCTCTGTGCCGTCCCATTTCGTGGACGTGGTGGTGATGAGTGTCCCCATCGTGTGTCCTCCTATTGATTGGTTGGTTGGTTCGGACTGAGCAGTCCCGTGTACACACCCCCCGAAGGGGGTGTGCACACAGCGTGCTCAGGCCAGTTCGACCTCGTAGTCGGTGTCGCACGAGTCCATCGTCTCCCACGAGCCCATGCTCACGGCCTCTTTGATGTCCTCGCTGTGGATGGACTCGTAGTACGAGCCGTTTCTCGCCTGTTCACGAGCGTCGTCCTCATCGAAAGCCGTCAACGTCATGCTCCGGGGAACCGAGACAATGACGTCCTCAACCCACGACACGACGTACTCTCTCTCACGAACCTCCAGCAGGTACGGACCCGGCAGAGCCTCATTGGTCTCACCGATGAGACGGTCGAACTCCTCGCACCACTCACGTTCATTCGACTCTTTGATGAGGACGGAGCCGATGATCTCGATGGAACGTGCGAACGAGTTGTCACGGTCGGTGAAGCGACGGTTGGCGTCATCGAGAGCCTTCTTCAGGGCCTCGATCTCGTCATCCTTCGGATCACGAGCGACGGCTGTGTTCTCGACGGCTGCGTCCTCGACGACTGGCTCCCACTCACGGAAGAACAGCCGCGCCTCCATGACTTCGAGGCCGAAGGACTTGTACGTGAACGTGCCGTACGCACGGTCCTCGCCGACGCTGGTGACGGTGGTTTCCATGCTGTCGAAGACGTAGTCCGGGGCCTCCATGAAGGGAATGGCAAGTGCACGGACACGGTCGCCGACTGCGGGGGGCGTGAAGGTGGCGGTGTCAACGGTCATGGTGATGCCTTTCGTTCGGTTGGTTGGTTGGGGTCGTACGTTGCGTTACACAATAGCAGATCGGGGTTTCTCAGCCGGAGGCTCCGCGCCTCACGGCTGCCTGACGTGCACGTCGCTGCCTGCACTCGACGTCGTGAAGGGCCTTCTCGTAGCCGACCCTCTTGCCGTCATGCCAGACGACAACACACGTGATCACGAAGATGATTCCGATGGTGAGGACGGTGAAACCGTTCATGCTCACGCCTTTCTAGAGGTTGCTGTGGCAGTCGCCACAGACTTCGTTCTCGTACTCGTCGCTTGCGAAGATGGGATGAACCATGTTTCCCTCACTGTCGGTGGCGAAAGACTCCGACAGTGCGTACACGCTGAAACGCTTTTGTGTACATGCATTGCAGTGGACGTCAGCGTCGTACGTCCATCCGACTATCTCCCATGCCTTGCGTGCGTATTGGTTGTACATGCTCACGCCTCCTCAGAGTTCAGAGAGAATCGTCGAGCAGCACGAGCAGAGAATGTAACCATCGCGCTCCTCTCCCATGCCGTGACTTCCGGCCTTGCAGTCGGGGCAGTCGCCCCACCCGTCGTACTCAGACTCGTTCATGTCAACGAACTTCACCTCATCGTCGTCAGTCAGAGGCTCCTCCAACGTGACCGTGTACATCTTGGGACGATCCAAGGCGGGAACAGCAAGGCCGAGGATGAACGTGGCAGCATCGGCTGAGCACGACGGGCACAGGTGAACTTCGCTCGCCGAGTACGGGTAGTACGAGTCGGACGGCAGCATGGAAGCCGTGGTGACCAAGGACCAGTCGTAGGGAACGCGAGTACCTGCGTACTCGAAGTGGCAACGGTCACACGTTGCGGCGTAAGTGGCGTTGAACATGGCGGTGGATCCTTTCGTTCGGTTGGTTGGTGAAGCGGGGAGCAGCATAGCAGAAGCCTCGCACAGTTCTGCGCTGCGTCATGTGGGTGTGATGCGACGTGCTCACACGAGGTACTTGCGGTACTTGGTCCGACGCCCTGACTTGGCTCGGCAAGCACGGCACTCACGGTCACCGTTGGGCCGTGTGTACGTGTTGGACTTTGTCCACTTGTGACCACGCTGGCAGTAGCCGTCACGCTTGGCTGGCAGCACCTCAGGCTTGGCGAACTCATCCCTCAGTCGCATGTTCACGCGGTCAATGCGATTCCGCCTCGCGACGATTCGACCGACAGCAGCCAACGTGTACGCCGAAGCACCGCCGCCCTTTGGGCTGCGTGCGGGGCTGCTGGCCTTTCCAGCAGCGAATCCTAGGTAACTCATGTGTGCATACCTTCCTAGTCGAGCCACTCTTCACGAATGACGAAGCCGATCCACACAGCGACCGTGATCACGACGAGCCAGTCGAACCAGTCCATGCTCACTCACCTCCGTACGTGGCACGCGAGGCAGAGCCTCGGGAGCCACTAGGAGCCACCGTCTCGGCGGTGGGTCCGTAGGAGAACTCGATCTTGCGAACGATGAGGTTGCGGAGAAGGCCCCGCATCCACGAGTGCACGACCATGACATCCTCGTCGGCCTTCATGAACACGTGCTCCTCGTCAGGGTTGTTCGGCGCAGACGCCCAGATCCACACAGCGGTGTACGACATGCTCACGCTCCGTAGGAGGGCTGGTAGTCGCTGAACTGGACGGTGTGGATGCCGTCCTCGTAGTTACTTGTGTACAAGTGAATCTCCGTTCAGGTAAAGGGAACTGTCTGTCCCACTGCACACACGGGCCGAAGCCCGTGTGCACAAGTGACCTACAGGTCGTCGATGCCGAGCACGTCTGCGACGTGGTGAGTCAGGTCGTTGAGAGTGTCGTCATCAAGCGTCACGCCCGCCTCATTGGCGAGTGACGTAAGGACGTCGTTGATTCGGTACATGTTCATGTGAATCTCCGATCTGTGTGTGTATGTGATGGGGGAACTAGAGCAGGTCGATCAGGGCGAGGAGGTCGTCGAGGTCAGGCGAATGGATCTCAGTGAGGCCGAAGCACTCCCTGCACACACGGCCCATGAAGTAGCCATCCGAGCACACGGGACAGTCCATGGCGAACGTGCCAGCAATGTCACCCTCACGCACACCCAGATCTGAGAGCGACTTGTGAGAGTCGGTCGCAGTAGTCGTAGACCGTGTGGACATGTCTGCAAGCATGATGCAATTCCCTTCGTTCGGTTGGTTCGGACTGAGCAGCCCCCACCACGCACCGTCCGGAGGACGATGCGCAGTGAGCGTGCTCAGGCCTTGCTAGGCGAGGACGACCGCCTTGAGAGCCGAGATCGTGGCAGCCTGCTGCGTGAGCAGGGCCATGACGTCCGCCAGCGACGGCTCCGCCGGGGTCGCCACAATCTGGTCACCCTTGGCATTTCCCGGCACACGACGCCCGGCGGCTTCGCCGGACGGGAGCACGGGGCTCACGACGACAGACTCCGTAGCCGTCGGCACCGTCTTCGGGGCCTTCGGCTTACGTGCACTCACCGGCTCCGCCTCGACCACGGGAGCCGCGGCCTCCTGACGGACCTTGCGAGTCGCCGCGGCAACCTTGCCACGCTTCGACTTGTTGGCCTTCGGCAGCCTGCTCACGGGCTGGCTGTACACGTCGGCAGCGATCAAGCCACCTTCCTGCATGAGTTCGACGTACACGCCGCCATCCTCAGTGAGGCAAGCCATCGCCTCAGGATGGTCGAAAGTCGTGAACTCCCCGGAGGGGAGGTACGAGAACACGAAGCCGTCGGCAGCGAGGCTCGTGACGTGCCGCTTCGCCGAGCGAGCAAGGGTGGCGTAGCGGATGCCATCGGCGCCAGAAGCGGCAATGTTGGCGAGGACATCGAGGTACGTAGTGGTGCTCATGTCGTGCTCCATTCGTTCGTTGGGCCGAACCGCCGGGATGACGATTCGATGGCCGAAGCGTAGCACACCCCCCATTTTCGGGGTCAACTCCCACCCTGCGCAGAACTGCGAGCCGTGGTGCGAGCACGCCCAAGTGCACGGCTGCACATCACCAGCACATGACTCGCATGATGCGGGGATGATGCGCGTGCTCACGCATCACCCCGCGCAGAACTGCGCGCAGTGAGAGGCACAAAGAGGGCAAAAGCAGACAGGTTGGGGCGAATCGGACACGGTTCGAGGGGTGCTGCCTGTCGGCACGGGGGCGCATGAGCAGGCTCATCGTGGGCATTATGCGCAGGAATGAGACACGTACTGCCATGCAAGTTCGCATCGGGACGAATGGGACGAGTCGGACAGACCCGGGGGTTGTTGAATGGGGGTGGGGGGGGCGAGTACCCACCAGTCCCTCCAGAAATATTCACCATTGGTGGTGGCCCGGTGGTGGCCCGGTGTGGATAACTGTTGTGTTTTTTGGGGATAACTACCCTGTTTGGTTACAACTTGGTAACAATGTGTGTCAGTTCGTTACAAAGGTCCTTTCGGCTAGGATCATGTTCTTATAGGGGTTCCAAGAGGTGTGTCCACCTAAGAGGGACGAGCGAAGCGAGTCCCGACGACGGTCCTCACTACGCTCGTCTGATGGGGGTGAGAGGGGCCATGAGCCCCTTGAACCCCCTCCTCGGGGCAACGGAGTTGCCCCTCAGGTTCCCCCAGTCGATCCCCTCCTCCCACCTTGGCGGTGGTCGGGGGAATGTTGTCCGATCATCGGACGAGCAGGGTACAGCCGGTCGGGCTTACTCCCTCCCGGCTGCTAGGCGAGTTTCACTCGCCGACTTACATCTCGCCGCTCTGCAAGGTTCATGTACTGGGTAGAGCCTTGAGGAGGTGTCCGTGGCGAACCCACACCGCCGGGACAACCGCCCGGCTGAGAAGGTCAAGTCCGATCTGGTGAACCTGCTGAGGCAGGGGTCCAACATCGCTGACGGGCTGAAGATCGTAGGCCGCTCCCGCTCGTGGTACGAGGAGCAGCGGCGCAAGGACAAGGACTTCGCTGCACTGGTCGACAAGGTGCGGGGCATGGTGAACAGTCCCGACATGCGTGAGCAGGATGCGGGGGAGTTCGAGGAGTTCGCCGAGAAGTACCTCGGCATCAGGGTCTGGCCTCACCAGCGGAACATGATTGACCTGCTGGAGGGCCGGGAGCCGTCATGGCTGCATCCGTCGATGCAGTATTCGCGAGGGTCGGCAGGGCACACACGAATCTTGGTGAACGTGCCACCCAACCACGCGAAGACCATGACGGTCTCGATCTCGTATGCGACGTACAGGATGATCAAGGACCCGACGCTGTCCATCATGATCATCTCCAAGACGCAGGACATGGCGAAGAAGATCCTGTATGGCATCAAGCAGCGCCTGACTCATCCCCGCTACGCGGATCTTCAGTTGGCGTTCGCCCCGGTGGATGGCTGGAAGGCCGATGCGGACCAGTGGTCCGCCACCCGCATCTACCTCGGTGGGGATTCCCGTGACACGGGCGACAAGGACCCCAATGCGGAAGCACTGGGCATGGGTGGTCAGGTATACGGCGCGCGTGCAGGGTTGATCATTGTCGATGACGCGGTCACGCTGGCTAACGCCAGCGAGTGGCCGAAGCAGATGGAGTGGATCCGGCAGGAAGTCGGCACCCGGCTGGGGCCGGGGGGCCAGTTGCTGGTGGTGGGCACCCGCGTGGCGTCCACGGACCTGTACTCGGAACTGCTGAACGAGGAGCACTACACGGACGGTCTGGTCCCGTGGACCAGCCTCGTCATGCCAGCGGTGCTGGAGTATGCGGAGTCCGAGGAGGACTGGCGCACCCTGTGGCCGTGGTCGGAGATGCCGTTCACTGACGCGGATGAGCCGAACGAGGATGGGGACTACCCCCGCTGGACCGGATCCCGCTTGGCGCGGGTCCGCAACGAGGTCGGCCCCCGCAAGTGGAGCCTCGTGTACCAGAACGTGGGCGTGGAGGAGGACTCCACGTTCGACCCGGTCTGCGTGCAGGGCTCCGTGGATGGGATGCGCAAGGCTGGACCGCTGAACCCGGAGTTGAAGGGCCACCCGGAACGGGTGGAGGGCTTCTACCGGATCTGCTCGATGGACCCGGCTATCGCCGGGAACACGGCGGCGGTCGCCTATGCGGTCGACAAGGCCACTGGGAACAGGTACGTGCTGGACGTGAAGGTCATGACCGGCCCGACACCGGCCATGATCCGTGACCTGATCTACGACATGACGGAGATGTACAAGCCGCATGAGTGGATTATCGAGACGAACGCTTTCCAAGGCTTCCTCGTGTATGACGAGGAACTGAATCGCTTTCTGGCGAACAAGGGCATCACCCTGAAGCCCCATTACACGGGCAGCAACAAGCAGGATCCGGACTTCGGCGTGGCCTCGATGGCCCCGCTGTTCGGTTCGGTGGCGACTGTGCAGACGATCCGCAGGCATCAGGGCGACAACCTGATCTCCCTGCCGTCTACCCAGTCGTACGGAGTGAAGATGCTGGTTGAGGAACTGATCGCTTGGTCGCCGCTGGTGAAGACCAAGAACCGCCGTCAGGACACTGTCATGGCGCTGTGGTTCGCGGAGACCCGGGCTCGGGAGGTGATCCAGACAGTCTCGAAGAGGAACTTCTTCGCGAAGGCCTCGGGGTTCACCAGCCAGAGGGATCTGGACCGTAGGTACGTCGTCAATCTCGACGACGTGCAGCAGCAGAATCAAGCAGCATGGATCTAGAGGAGGTGGCGAGTGGCTGAGTTCGCCAAGAATCTCGCTGACCGCGTCGAGGTCACCCGTCGCAAGAACGTAGACCGCGACCAGCGCATGAAGGCCGTTGCTCTCATTCGCACCGGCCATGCGGAGCAGGTCTTCAAGGGGATCTTCCCCTCAGACTGGCCGAAGCCTGTCATCGCCAACTTCATCGACGTCGTTGCCAAGGACACTGCCGAGATGGTGGGCGTCCTGCCCACGCTCTCGGCTGCTGGCGACTCTGTGCTTGACGAGTCCAAGCGTTCCAAGCAGGACAAGTTGTCCCGCATCATCAACTACCTCGCCTACTCATCCCGGCTGGGCACCAATCTGGTGACCGCAGCCGACCGGATGGTGACGTACGGCTTCGTCCCGCTGCGCGTCGAGGCCAACTTCGACTCCCAGCGTCCCCACATTCACGTAGATGAGTGCATGGGAACGTACTTCGAGGAAGACCGTTGGGGCGAACTGGTCTCCTACAGCCGCGTCATGCGGCACCGGATCTCCACACTGATCGCCATGTACCCGGAGCATGAGGCTCTGCTCTCAAAAGACTCCTCCATCGCGGGTACATACTACGGAGTCGGCAAGAACGACCCCACGGTAGATGTGATCAAGTGGATGGACAGGGACAAGACAGTCCTGTTCGTGCCCCAGCGCGACGCGCTGGTGCTGAGTGTCACCCCGAACGAGATCGGGCGCATCCCGGTTTCCATCGCGAAACTGCCCAGTCTGGACGGTGAGGCGCGCGGCCAGTTCGACGACACCCTGTGGGTGTACGCCGCCAAGGCCCGACTCGCTCTGCTGTCGCTTGAAGCGACGCAGAAGGCGGTCGAAGCGCCCATCGCCGTTCCGCAGGACGTGCAGGACTTCGCGTTCGGGCCGGATGCCATCCTCAGGAGCCAGTCTCCTGAGCGCATTCGACGTGTATCGCTGGAACTCCCGCAGTCAGCGATGATCGAGAACCGGACACTGGACGACGAACTGAAGTTCGGTGCCCGGTTCCCGGAGGCACGGGCGGGTCAGGTGGACGGATCCGTGGTCACGGGTCGCGGTGTGCAGGCCCTGATGGGTGGTTTCGACCAGCGCATCAAGGTGGCACAGGCCATGCTGGGCGAGTCGATTTCCGAGGCGCTCAGCATCGCCCTTGAAGTGGACGAGAAATACTGGCCCACCCTGAAGAAGGACGTTCACGCTTCCGTGAACGGCTCGCCGTACGAGTTGACGTACACCCCGGCGAAGGACATCAACGGGAAGTACACCGTCACGCAGGAGTACGGGGTCATGGCTGGCCTCGACCCGAACCGTGCACTCGTGTGGATGCTTCAAGCACTCGGCCCCGGCCTCGTCTCCAAGTCGTTCGTCCGCCGCAACCTCCCCGTCAACATGAATGTGACGGAGGAGGAGAAGGTGATCGACGTGGAGAAACTCCGCGACGCCGCAATGATGGGTGCACAGCAGTACGCGCAGGCGATTCCCGCCATGGCTGAGCAGGGCGGTGACCCTGTCACCGTCATCAAGGCGCTCGCCTCCATGATTGAGTCCCGCAAGAAGGGCGTCCCCATCGAGAAGGCGATTGAGACCGCCTTCCAGCCCCCCGAGCCCACCCCCGCCGAGGTAGCACAAGGCCCAATAGCACCCGAGGCTCAACCCCAAGGTATGGGCGAAGCCCCCGGCGGGGGTGCACCAATGCCCGGCGGTGGCGGTCAGCCACCCGGGGGCCAGAACATGATGCAACTGCTTGCTCAGTTGGGCAGCAGTGGCAAGGGAAGCATGAGTGCTCGCACCATGCGACAGTCACCGATCTAGAGGCCGGGAGGAGGAAGCACATGAGTGAAGCAGACTTCGGTCTTACCAACAAGGGCGGTCATGTCATGGAAGGTCCCGTACCGACCGTGATCGACGCTGGTATGCCAACTGCCGGTAGCCCCGGCAACGGCGAGGTGGTCGGCCTGTTCGCAGGCGAGCACAGCCTCGGCGGTCCCGTCTCCAGCGGACCCATCAAGTAACGAGAAGGGGCTGTAGCCATGGCTAAGGAAAACAACATTGTCATCCGTGCAGGCGTCGGCGACGCATTCGCCATGATCGCCGCCGAAGGCAACGGCTACAGCCCCGATCTCGTGCACGACATGATGGCGCGTACCCACGAACTGCTGGGTCAGGTGCTGAAGGAAGCCATCGAGACGGGCTATATCCGTACCGATATCGACGATGACATCGATGATGACATCGACGAGGACGTTGACGAAGACGTCGATGAGGACGCTGACGAGGACGTCGAAGTCCCCGAAGAGGAGGTGGACAATGGCAGGCGCTGGTGGATCTAGTGGATTCAACGGCAGTGGTATGCCCATGTCCCCACCGGGAGCCATGTCGATGCGTACCGACATGCAAGCACAGGGAGCGATGGATCTCCCCGATGCCGCATACGGAGAGCAAGCCCAGTTCCAAGCCGATCAGGCCGGAGCCCCGATGGCCGGAGCACCCGCAGCCATGCCTCCAACCCCTATGCGCGCACCCACACAGCAGCCCGACGTCCCGCTGACCGACGGTGCCGACTACGGCCCCGGCGCGGGAAGCGCCGCCCTTGGCGGCAAGAGCACTGTGGTGGACGCTGACACGAAGATGATCGCCAAGTACCTGCCCCAGATGGAGCAGATGGCACTGGCCGAGGACACTCCTGAGTCGTTCCGCCTCTTCGTCCGCTACCTGCGAGGCGCTCGTTGAGCGACACCTCGTTCGTGAAGAACATCGCCGCTGGAGTCGACAGGATCGGACTCCAGAACACGCCCCTCATCTGGGCTCTGGCGAAGATGCCGTACCCCTCCGCTGAGGAGCGGGACGCCCTATTCGATGAGATCGGCGGTAACCAGAATGGTTAGGCCCGCCGACGATTGGCGTGCAACCCTCCGCCCACCCGAGCCGGTGGTGGAAGAGGAGAAGGCGTGGTGGGAGACCGCCGTCGATACGGTCACCGACGCCGCTTCCACCGGCCTCGGCTTCATCATGGGGCGTTCGCAGGACATTGGCACCGTCCAAGGTGCCGGGTTGCAGCACGCGGTCAACTCGATGACCCCGGTCGCTGCCTCCAATGGCAGGTTGACAACTGGTTCCACCTACGCCAAGCCGCTGGAAGATCCCCGCGTGCTCGGCGCTGGTGCCCGCCTCGGTGCCGACCTGCGCAATCCGGCCCTCTCCATCGCTGGCCCGGTCCTTGCTCCACTTGCCCTCACCATCGCCGCCCTTGACACGGGCACCCGTGCTCTGAACACGGGCATTGGCGGCACCACGCTGCTGTATCAGGGCGCTATTGCGAACAACACCGGCCAGTTGGACAAGGCTGCGAACCCGCTTCTGCGTGACGGCTTCCAGCCCGAGGACGTCGTGCAGACGTTCAAGATGATGTGGGGTGGGGACGAAGCCGTCAAGGACGGCTTCGGGAACGAGATCATCGACCCAGCAACGGGTCAGCCGGTGATGGTGCAGAATTCCGTGACCGCTGGTCAGGCGATCTCCCTCACGGTCGGTCGCTCCGCCCAGAACATGATCGACTTCGTGGTGCCGGGTGACCAGTGGGCCGAGTGGGACAAGGCCATCATCGCTGACACCAACGCTGCGCTGAAGGACCCGGCGAACAGCCGTGGCCTGTTCTCGTGGGCCTCCGGCCTGTATTCCGAGTTCGACATCTTCAACTACCACGAGCGCGAGTCAGCGTTCAACCAAGGCGCTGGCCGGTGGATCTCTGGTGCCTCTGACGCCGCGATTCAGTGGTACATCGGTGTCGATGTCATCGCCGCGAAGGTGGCTGGTCACGCTGGCCGCTCTCTGTTCACACAGACCTTCGAGTCGCTGGGCGACCTCGACACCCTCGCCACGCAGACGGCACAGCACGCTGCGTGGAAGGCAGGGCAGGACGCCGCAGAGGTCACCCTCATCGACGGCACCGTGAAGACGGTGGAAGCGCAGCGCACAGCGGCTGGTCAACTCATGGAATCGCTCATGAAGTTGGACGCCAAGAAGGTCGCACGCCACGAAGTGGCACGTGCGTCCAACAACGGGCTGCTGGTCTCCCGCGTGCTCGGCAACATCAAGGACTACGACACCATGGTGAAGGCGTTCCGCGCCTTCGCTGGTGACGTACAGGCCATGGACGAACTCTTCGCAGCGGACGCCATCGCGATGGACGCCCTGAAGATGCAGAAGAGCGAGATCGACCACTACCGGGCGATCTTCGACATGAAGCCTGAGCAGATGATGGGCTTCTCCGTTGGTGACGTGGCTGGGATGCAGGCGCGGGCTCGCGCCGCTGGCATCGACGAGGCAGCCATCGCCCAGATGGACGAGGTCTACCAGCAGGCAGTGAAGGAGAACGCACCGCTGCGCGGTGCCATCGAGGCTTTCGGTGGTCGCAACGCTGGCGTTTCCGACATCCAGTTCTCCGGGCTGCGCCTCTCGCGACTCCAGTACGGCCCCAACTCCGTGGCCCGGCTGGAAGCCAACGCAGAGAAGGCAGCGAACCGCGCCATCTCCGGTGGCAACTGGGCTGTCGGTTCGTACAAGGCTGGCGGGGCGTTCGGTCGTCCCATCATGGTGTTCAAGTCCTCCCTCGGCTACATGAAGACGATGCGCCAGAACGGCGTCGTCAACCTGTCCGACAACGGCGACGATGCACTCGACATCTTCGCCGAGGCGGACGCTATGTTCGGCGCGACCAAGATGTTCCGCGTCCTGTCCCGGCAGGGGACGGACGTCACCATGAAGGCTCGCAGCGCCGCTGATCAGGCCGAGGGCATCAAGGTCGAGACTGTCATCGAGTTCCGCGACGACTTCTACCGTCGCATGGTGCAGGCCAAGAGTGCCAACGAGCGTCGCGCAGTGATGACGTGGTTCGAGAACCGGGCCATGGAGATCATGGCCGCGTACTACGGCATCGAGCGTCGTCAACTAGACGACATCGCAGCGAAGTACCGGGACACCAAGACCACCGTCGTGCACACGCTTCAGCGTCACGGCTGGTTCGACGACAACGGCACCATCGTCGCCATGCCGGAGGCGAAGGTCGCACTGGATGATTTGGAACTCCAGTCCCAGATGGCAGAGAACTTCTACCTGATGGACTTCGACTGGCTGGAGAAGGTCGTCCGCATCGACAAGGGCTCGTTCTCCGCCAAGACCGGCAAGCGTGGTGACACCTTCGCTGGTGCGCTGGACGCCGTGTGGCGTCCGCTGGTCCTGATGCGTCTGGGCTACACCCAGCGCAACGTGGCTGAGGGTTGGCTGCGTGAACTCGCGTCCTACGGATCCATCGGAATGCTGGTGGATCGCAAGATGGGAACACGCGGCATCGACGAGTCCGACAAGGCTCTGCTCCGCTGGGGTCAGCAGGGTGGCCGTGCAATCGACCGCACCTTCGGCAACGCCAAGCGTCTCCTCACTCATGGCAGCCTGCGTCGCGCCGTGCGCGAACTTCAGGCTGGACAGGAGTCAGCCTCCAAGATCCACGCGACAGCAGTGGACAGCGAGCAGCGCCTCTCGGCGCTGGACGAGAAGATCGCTGCCCGTCGCGCGAAGGTGGAGAAGCAGGCCCGGATCGAGGAGACCGAGAACCGCCGCGACATCCACCACACCACGGCTGGTGCCGTGTGGGAGGACATCGACACGGAGTGGCGTGGCCGGGTGGACGATGCAATGCGTGGCGGCATGTCCGTCATCATCCCGCCCCGTTTCGTGGAGCCACTCACCAAGAAGCCACGGCGTGACCGTGTCAAGGTCACCGCGTTCACGGACGAGGAAGAGTCCTTCGCCGCTCAGGCCACCGCTGACGAGAACATCACCTCGATGTTCGATGAGGTCGCTGGTGGTCCGGGCCAGTACAACGAACTGGCTGAGGCTGGCGACTACGACGAACTGGATGCTGGCTACTCAGCGTGGCTGAGTGCGTCGGAGAACCAGCAACTGCTGAACCTCCGCGCCCAGATAGATGCTGGGGCTGACGTCGGCCAGCAGGTCATCGACCTGTACAGCAGGGCGCAGTTCCGTGCAGCCGAGCGCGCAATGCGCGACGGCGACTACGTGGTGATCGTGAACGGCGACGGTTCCGTCTACCGTGTCCACGACCTGACCGATGTGGCTGTCGAGGACGTTGACGCTCTCGCCGTCATCAAGCAGGCGAACGCCAAGTACGCCACCCATGTACGGGCCACGGTGTACGGCGACATGCTGGACCTTCGCCCTCGTCAGATCACCCTCGAACAGGAGTCGCTGGACGCAGTCCGAGCGGCGACTGCTGAGGACGCGGTCTCCTTCCCCTACGGCGGGGCTGATCGGCAGGCTCTCGACAAGCACCTTGACTTGCTGTTCCAAGACTTGGGCATCGTCAGCACCCGCAGTTCCACTCTGGGGAAACTGGAGGAGATGCACCTCATCCTCGACATGGCCGAGAAGGATCCGTTCTTCAACGAACTCCTCGCATTCAACGCGATGATCAAGCGGCTTAGCATGACCAACCCGCAGATGGTGAAGTGGTTCGAGGACAAGGGCCTGCTCATCGACTCGCACGTGGTGAAGTCCGTGGAGAAGATGCTGGCCCGTACACCCAAGAAGCAGAAGGAAGCGGAGGACGAGTACACCGCTGCCTACGACGAAATGTGGCAGAAGTTGCAGGATCCCGACTTCTGGCGGGACCTGCCTGAGGCCAACGACATCATGGAGTGGGGCTTCTCCTTCCACGGGGGTACCCGCATCCCGGGTGACCGGATCGCAATCATCCCGCCGAAGACGCAGGAAAACGTCGAGAACCTGCACGGCATGGGCTTCTACACGACGCAGGATCCCGGAGTGGCGGGCGAGTACATCCTGAACCGTGGCATCAGAGGCGACGGTGAACCTGTCATGTACATGGTTGCTCACGACCCGGAAGACGAGACCCGATTCCTCAATATGGATGAGGACTACTTCCCCGTCACGTTTGGGCTGGAGACTGACGCTGACTCGTGGGCTCTGGCCGACGAGATGCGCGGCATCTACGACGACATGGCTGAGTCCCTTGGGCTGGATGTCCGCGCCGATGACAACGTCTGGGGCGAGGTCGAAGAAATGATGCCGATGGCCGCTGCCGGTGAACTAAACGGGCAGGCGTACGACAATGGCATTGAGACCCTGCGGGTCGCCATGACCTACCACATATCCATCCACTACGCCGAGGCCAAGGGCCTGATCGGGGATGCAGCAGACATCGCCAAAATAGGTCGCGGCGACGAACTTGCTGAGGACGGCCTGACTGTTGCCTACGACGTGCAGAAGGCGTGGATGGATGCGTTTGTGAAGCGCGGCCTTCTCGGCGTTCGGCATGAGGGTGGGTCGCGCACCGGGAACGAAGCCCACAACGTCTTCATCTGGTACGCCGAGCCTGACGATCTCGTCCCGATTGAGTCCCTGACTCAGGAGGCGATGGAGGTGCAGCGTCTTCGGAACCGCCTCCACGCCCTGAACGACAAGATCCGGACTGACAAGGGCAACCTGAAGATTCTGAAGAACGCCACCCCGTTCGATGCAGCACGCATGGACGCCTCCCGCATGGGCGACTTCCATATGCGTGCCATGACCCAGTACATGAACGAGTCGGGTCGCGGTGGAGTGTTTCTGCCTGACTCGGCTTCGCCTTCCGGCTACCGCCTCATTGTCAACCCTGACCGCATGTCGGTTGCCTCTGAGTCTGCCGACACGGTGCTGCCGTCCTCTCTGGTTGGTCGCGACTACGGCGACGACGTCGCTGACCAGATGTGGGGGGAGACCCTGAAGCAGAACACGCGAGTGTTCAGCGCGGAAGGGATGCACCCGGGTGACCTGTACAACATGACCCGCAACGACGAGGTCTCGAAGTACCTCGCTGGCGAGACCAAGTCGCTGAGCAAGAAAGGTAAGGTTGCCCTCGCTCGGTGGATGGAGGTCAACAACCACACCCACGTGGCTACCGCCAAGGGTGAGACGAAGACAATCTCCGAACTCATCGGTGGGAAGCAGACCGGCTCCATGTACGGGGCGATGCTCGACGCTGACGAGATCGCCCAGCGTCAGGTTTTCCTCGCCTCGCAGGACGACACGCTCCAGACCCTGCTGGCCGAGCGGTCTCAGGTGATGCAGGAAGCGCAGGCTGCACGTGGACGGCTGTCCAAGGCCGAGGAGGAGAACAAGGCTCTGGTCGCCAAGTTGGAGGCCCGCCTCGGCAAGCGTCGCGCCAAGGGTGGTCAGGTCAAGGCCAAGGTTGGCACAGGTGAGGAGCGGTTCCGCTCCCAGCACCTCGACGATGAACTAACTGTCAGCGGTCCCCTGTCTGACGCAGAGCAGGGCCAGATGTGGGCCACGCTGTCGGGCTCCGACCGCCGCGTGATGATGGATCTGATGGGCTACTCCGACCGGAACATGCGTCGTCTCCAGAAGACGACCGAGACGAAGAACTTCGTCCCCGGTGAGGACGGCTACTTCGAGGTCCTGTCCGAGCAGATCAACCGCTTCTGGCGTAACGACCCGGTCATGCAGATGCTGCTGTCCGGGAAGACAGAAGACGAGGTCTTCGACGAACTGATGAAGACGGCCCGTGGTCGTGCATGGGTGCGGGATCAGGCTGGCGTGGACATGGACAAGGACCTTATCGACGAGGACACGCTGTCCGAGGTCGCGGCAGAGTGGACTCGTGGAGCAATCGAGGAGTCCTCTTCTGTCATCAACGACTTTGTCCCAGACGGGGAGATGCGCGAGTTCCTCGCCAACAACGACGTCAGCCCGATGTGGCTGCGTCAGCAGTTGGGGTGGCGTGGGGATCTGCCCTCGATCCGTGGCTTCCGCTCCGTGCACAAGTCGCAGACGGAGTTCCGTGGCGTCACCTCTGCGGTGATGCACGCGCTGGGTACCGTGCCGGAGAACCACCTCGTGCGTCATCCGTTCTTCCGCGCCCGCTGGCGCGAGGAGATGCAGCGTCAGGTGGACCTGTTCGGCGAGCAGTTGGGGAAGAAGGGTGACTGGGACGGTCGCTTCACCGAGGAGCAGATCAGCCGGATGATGCACTCATCTAAGGCCTACGCCCTGAAGCAGACCAACGAGACCCTGTACTCGATCACACGCATGAGCACGCCTGCTCATGCCATGCGGTTCATCATGCCGTTCTACCCGGCGTGGTTCTCGTCGATGAAGTACTGGCTGGGCCGTGTCCCTGTGGAGAACCCGCAGAACATCGTCCGGTACGGCATGGTGTGGAACGCCCCGAACTCGATGGGCATGTACCAAGACGAGAACGGCCAGCCGGTCAAGAGCGCCAGCCAAGAGGGCAACGGCATCCCAGCCTTCATCGAGAACCTGACCAGTAAGTGGACTGGTGCGGACGACGGCAACATGGTCATCCAGTTGACTCCCGCCATTGCCGAGAAGATGGCGTTCCTTACGGGTGGCAACTCCACCCTGTCCATCTCCAAGGGCAGCCTTGACGTGCTGCTTCAGGGTGAGACGTTCTTCATCCCCGGCCTTGGCCCGCTGGTTGCCATGCCGTCCAACTGGATTGCCTCGCTGAAGCCCGACTGGGCAACGACTCTGGAGACTGGCGAACTAACTGGCCCGCTCTACGACGCCATCCTCCCCTTCGGCCCCACCAAGGAGAAGGACTTCATCGACGCAGCCACGGAGGCTTGGACTCCGGCTGCGGTGCAGAGGGCCATTCAGGGCATGAGGGGCATGGACTCGGCGGCGTTCTCGAACGCCACCAACTCCATCTACCGGGACATGATTGTCGACTGGGAGATCAGTGGACGCACTGGCCCCACTCCGTCCTTCCTCGACGCTACTGATCAAGCGTCAGACTTCTTCAAGTTCCGCATCGCCGTGTCCCTCACCTCGCCGACTGCTGTCGGCTTCCAGTCGAAGTACAAGTTCTACTCTGACGAGTGGCGCAGGATCGAGCGGAAGTTCTACGACCTTCAGGACTCCAACCCGAACGACCCGTCCATCAAGGACGGGGCGAACAAGGCTGCGCAGAACGAGTTCCTCACCATGTACGGTCCCCAGTTCTACGCCATGACTCAGAGCCTGTCCGGCTCTTCGTCTGGCATGGGTGCCAACGTCGGTGAGTTCAAGGAGTTCGACGCAAACCCTGAACTGATGGCTGGTCTGGCAAGCATCGGTGATGATGCGTCCTACATCACCATGGCTACTCGACCGTTCGCCAACGCCGGGAACGAAGAGGGCTTCGACCCGGCTGTGTACGCATGGCAGTTCAACCGCCACATCGAGGGTGCTCCGAACAAGACCATCAGGGCTGGTGCGACGAACCGTCGAGACATGATCCTCGATGTCCATGAGCAGGTTGGCTGGTACGAGTGGAACAAGATCAACGACCAGTTGGAACCGCTGTACGAGGCGAAGCAGATCTCCCATGACGTCTACACCGAGGTGAAGCGTCAGGCCGCTCAGGCCATCGGCAAGCAGTACCCGGCGTGGTTCGTGGCCTACAACGATAGTAACGGCTCGCGTTCCATGGGGTCCGACAAGGCACTGGACACGCTAGTCAACAACAAGCAGTGGATGGACTCTCACGGCGACACCACCTACGCCAAGTCGGTGGTGGAGTTCAAGTACAACCGGGATGCCATCATCGCTGAACTCCAGCGTCGGGCCACGCTGCCCGACGGTTCGTCCAACATCGAGGCGAAGTCAAACGCGGACCTTGCTTTGGTCTACGAGGAGTTGGTCAAGTATTGCTCCTCGCTGGATCCCGGCGGTGACTTCATCAACATGCACTCACGGTTCTTCGGCTCTGACAAGTTGAAGGCCATTCCCGACAAGAAGTACGGAGGCTGACATGGCAGTGACAGCCGATGATAAGAGCCTTGGTGGTCAGGTCACCGACCCCAACGCACCCACTGGAGGCTTCCTCAATGGTGCCGCAAACGCGATGGGATTCGATCTCGCTGGTGCTATCGCCAAGGCGCAGGCTGCCGCTGGTGCGGGCACATTGAATGCGTACGACCCGTACGTCACTCTCGCCCAGCAGCAGACCCGCGTGGGATACCCGACTTTGGTCGGCGTATCCAACGGCAGCCCCGCCTATGTGGGCAGCACCCTAGATCAGAACGCTGGTGCCAGCACCGCTCAGTACGAAGAACTGCTCGCCCCGGGCTCGTACATCAAGTTCGCAGACGACCCTGTCCGTGAACTGCTGATCAAACTGCTAGGCAAGAACGAGGAGAAGTACGACGGCTTGTTCCGCTCTGCTGCGGAGCAGGCGGCGTACCTGACATGGAAGACGGGGAAGCCTGTCTCTATCGAGGACGTCCTGTCGGGCAACGCCCCGGGCGTCAGCCCCGGCGATCTGGTGAACAAGGCTGGCTCGGACAATGGCTACGGGACAAAGACGAACTCGTACACCAACAAGACCGTCAGCCTGTCGAACCGTGGAGAGGCGAACCGCATCGTGGATGCGGCGCTGACCACTGCTCTGGGTCGCCGCGCGACACAGGCTGAGCAGGCGCAGTTCCTCGGGCTGTTGAACCAGAACCAGCGAGCCAACCCGGAGATCCAGACACAGAACTCCACTGTCACAACGTCGGAGGGTGGGACGTCCTCGTCCTACTCCACCACCCAGAAGGGTGGCTTCGACGCGCAGAACTTTGGCGACCAGTACGCCCGTGCACAGGATGGCTACGCGGAGTACCAAGCCGCCACGACGTACATGGATGCCTTCGCCCAGACGCTGGCGAAGAAGACTCAGGAGAGGTTGGTGTAATGGCGAACCTCAGCAGGAACTGGGAGCAGGCTGCCCAGTGGGCTCAGCAGGCTTCCAGTTCTGGCAGGACGTGGTCGGGTCTGTGTGACCGCTACGTTGCCAACGTCTACGGTCAGGCTCACTCGGGCTACGAGTCTGCACTGGTGCACTGGGGCAAGACCCCAGCCAACCTGCGCCGTGACGGTGACCGCAACCCGCCCATCGGGGCACTGGTGTACTGGCGTACCGGCAAGCCCGCAGGCCACGTTGCCGTGGTCGTGGGCAAGAACGCCAACGGTGAGCCGCTCATCTCGACGACGCACACCAACGATGGCGTCCCCACCACGATGACCCTCGACGAAGCAGGGATGCAGTACCTCGGCTGGGCCGTGCCGTACTTCCAAGGCAAGACCGCGAAGTTGGATCCCAACGCGCAGATCGCTCCGTACGATCCGACGGCTCCGCTGGAGAATAACGGGCTGCCGGATGCAGCCCCCACCTCCACCATCGAGGGTGACTACAACAACGACGGCGTCGTCAACCAGAAGGACAAGACCCTCCGGCAGGATGACATCTCGTGGGATGTCTTGGAGATGGACTACGAGACCGCATGGCGGGTCGTGGATGGTGTTCCTGAACTTCGCGAGTTGCTGAAGCAGGCGGTGAAGGAAGGCTGGGACGACAAGAAGTTCAGCATCGAACTCGAAGGCACCAAGTGGTACGGATCTCAGGAATCCTCCTACGCCGCTGAGGCGTGGTTTGCCAAGGAGAAGGGCGGCAAGAACTGGGAGGATCAGGTCGATCAGGCAGCCGAGACGGTGCAGCGGATCGCTGCCTCGATGGGTGCTGAGATCCCTGACACTGAACTTGCAGCATGGGGTGAGCGGTACATCTTCGGCGGTTGGATGAACGACAACCGCAAGGGCATGATGATGGACGAACTGGCCCGGTACATCGACCCCTCGAAGGGGTCGGCTGCGACGGTCACTGCGAGCCTGAAGAAGCAGGCACTAGACAACGGCATCACCCTTGACGAGGGCTGGTTCAAGGATGTGGCGAAGTCGATTGCCCGTGGCGAGTCGGCTTCGACCGACTGGGACATGTGGATCCGAAAGCAGGCTGCTGACAGGAACCCACTGTACGCGGAGCAGTTGATGGCTGGCGTGACGATGAAGTCGATCACGTCTCCGTACCGCAGTCGGTACGCAGACCTGATGGGTGAGGACGCGGAGAACATCAGCCTCGACAACCCGGACGTTCAGTCCGCCATCGGTCAGGTGGACGAGAAGGGCAAGCCCAAGCCGATGAGTTACGCGGACTTCGACACGATGATCCGCAAGAAGCCTGAGTGGTTGAAGACGGAGAAGGGCAGCAAGGCCTTCATCGCCACTGCCACCCGCATGGCACAGGACTGGGGGTTCATCTCTAATGGCTAACCAGTACCAGATGGGGATTCGAGTTCCCACCACTACTCAGGTCTCGGTTCCCGGTGGACCAGTCGGATACATCCCGACATGGGATCAGGCCAGCACATCCACTGCGACCGCAACTCCCACCTCCGCCGCTGCCCCTCCCGCTACTCCAGCCAAGACGGCGGAGCAACTGTACTGGGAGAACCGCACTTCACTCGAAGCGGCTGAGGCTACCGCTCAGCGGCTGCGTGATCAGGAAGCCGTCAAGTCGTTCTTCGACACGTATGGCATGTCTGCCCTGTGGGGCGGTGCGTGGGACTACATCACGCAGGGCTACACCGATCCGAACCAGATCGCCATGATGCTGTCGAACAACCCGACCTACCAGCAGGCGTACTACGCCCGCTTCCCTGCGGTGCAGGCTATCCGCGAGGAGAACAAGAAGCGTCTCGCTGCGGGGCAGCCCCCGAAGCCGGAGCCGAATCCGGCTGCGTACGTCGCACTGGAGGACGGCTACCGCAAGGCCCTCACGGGCCTGCCGGAGGGAATCTGGGGGGACAGCGGTGACATCACCGAATGGATCCTCGGAGACGTGTCGCCCACTGAGGTGGCCGACCGTGCACAGAAGGCGAAGGACTACATCAACTACTCCGCCAACGACTCCATCAAGCGAGAACTCCGCGAGGTGTGGGGCATGTCGGACACGGAGATGGCTGCCTACATGCTGGACCCGGACAAGTCCATCGACTACCTGACGAAGGAGTACGAGAAGCGTCAGTCGCACGCGACGGTGGAAGCAGCGGGTGAGGACTCTGGCCTCACCCTGTCGGACTCCTTGTACTCACAGGTGGCTGGCAATGACATGTACGGCAGGTCGTACGGCAACGCTCTCGCTGGCTTCCAGTCAGTGGCTGAGATCGAGGATGCATACAACCGCCTCGGTCGGCTGTCGGGGATCACAACGAACACAGACGAACTGGTGACTGACCAGTTCGGTCTGGCTGGTGCTGCTGATGCGGCAGCGAAGAAGAAGGGTCTCGCGTCGCAGGAGCGTGCGCGGTTCTCAGGCCAGTCCGGCCTGAGCAAGAACTCCCTCTCCGCGAAGAGGGCTCAGTAGGAGGTATGGCATGACGACTGCGGCAGCACGCGATGAGTGGGAGCGGGTTCAGGACCGGGCTAACGGCCAGAACAACCCGCTCACAGGCAAGCCGAATCTGACCGTCGCCAACGACGGCGACAAGGATGGTGTGCCGAAGGCGAAGGATCCGGCGAACATCAAGTCCGGAGAAGACCTCGACGACACCAAGCCCGAGATCGGTGCAAAGCCATGAGCACTCCCGACCCCGAATACACAGTAGAGGTTGACCACGACTTCGAGCCCTTCGTTGAGGGCGAGGAGAACGACACTGACGAGGAGGCCACTGATGCGTAAGAACGTCAGTGAGGTGATTGCGTGGCTTGACCATCAGGTCAAGCACCCCACCCAGAACTGGCAGCACATGTGCATGTCCTCCGCCCGTCAGGCGTGGGGGCAGGCACCGTGGGCTCCGTCTGCTCGACTCGCCTACGCGAGGGTTCCGAAGAACCGGCTGCATCGCAGCCTCCCGAAGGATGTTCCCGCTGGGGCCGTGTGCTTCGGTCTCCTGAACACCACCTACGGACACGCTTGGATCTCAGCCGGTAACGGCATGGGCTACTCGGTGGACTACAAGCGTCGAGGCCAGATCGACAAGGTTCCAGTGAACCTTCCGGGCTGGACGAAGGACCCGAAGGTTACGTGGACTGACTGGTCCCCGTTCGGGGATCTGCCCATTCACAAGCCACATCACTGAGCATCGGTAAGAAAGGGCAGTAACGGTCATGAGCGACGGCAGGCGCATCATCATCTTCCTTGTGGCCCTGATTGGCTTGCTGTCCCTGACGCTGGTGGCGGCTGTCGTGGCTAATGCTGGGGTGTGGCTTCAGCAGTACGGCAAGGCTGAGGGTGTGGCTTGTGACGAGGGCTGGTCTGAGTCGTGGGCGATGTGGGTAAACGACGGCACGGGTGGTTTCGTCTGCACCCGTGAAGTGGACGACCCGTCGCAGCCCGTCCCGGCTGCTGCCGAGCCTGCCGCTCCCGCGCCCACGACGTACGTTTGGGTTTACGGTGGCGACTTCACCCTCCCAGCAAACTACGGCCCCGGCTCGAACCGCTTAGCCTTCAACATTTGCAGCGCCCACACATCAGGCCTCTACACTGGCAACCCGAGGGCGATGAGGGTCAACCAGCCCACCTCCGTGGTGGCGTTCTCCTACAATGCCACGACCCGCGTGTACACTCTCCAAAATCTCACGGCGTCCGTTGTTGTTGCAGGCGCTGAACTTGAGTGTGAAGTCTTGTGAAACTTCCACGAGTTCACGAACCCATCTGGTGCGCCGACGTCGTACGAGATGGAAGTCGAGTGCCCCTGACCTCTAGTTCCCCGTTAGGCGGGGGTGGATTGGATTCGACAGACTTCTAGAACCCCACGAGGGAAGAGTCTGGACCCCGGTTCGATTCCGGGCACCTCCACACAGCACAGGATCCACCGGCCCCTGTGCTCGTATAAGTCCGGTAGTCACTTCTTCAACCCATTCCCCTGTGGGCTGGACGTGTGGCGAATCAACAGTTAGTTGACACCAATAGGGAGTAAGTATGACTGGCACCGAGTACAACCTGTTCGACGAGTCTGACAACTCTTCGGATCTTCCGAAGAAGTTGCGGGCCAAGATCAAGGAACTTCAGGACTCGCTCGATGAGGCCAATGGCCGCATCAGTGAGTACACGCAGCGTGACCGCACCGAGTCCATCGGACAGGTGCTTCAGCGTTACAACCTGAACCCGAAGATCGCCGACCTCGTACCCAAGGACATTGAGGGCGAAGCCCTCGATCAGTGGGTCGCGGACTACGCCGACGTGTTCGGTGTCACCCCGCCTGCACAGCAGGCTTCACAGCCTGCTTACGCGGGCGACGTCAATCGGATGGCCGCTCTTGAGCAGAGCGGGCAGCCCTCAGTAGCGATGAACGATCTTGCACAGATCGAGCAGATGTCGCCTGAGGAACTGCTTGCGATGCTCGGCGGTCGCTAACCACTCTCTCTCTGGAGGTAACATACTATGGCACTTTCTGGTGCAACCCCCCCCACGCCTGACGGCGAGGGCTACAAGGGCGGCGGCACTGCCGCTCCCCCCGGTCGTTCGCTCAACGCCGACCAGCACGCTGGCGGTGGCCCGGCCCTGACGGGTTCTGGCGTCGGCGCTGGTGGCAACCTGTACACCAACGGCAAGTCGACGGAACTGGCCTTTCCGACCGCTGCTAGCGGTCTCGTCGGTGCTGGCGGCGTCGCTGACGGTTCGCTCGTCATCGAGAAGACCTTCGACAAGGTCATTCGCTGGCGCAACCGGCTGGAGCCGATGTACCGCAACTTCGCCGGGGTCAGCCTCGTTCGCGATGCTGCGTTCCCCGGCTCGAAGGTCACCCTGTTCCGCACTGGTGCGGCAGGGCTGGCTCTCGCCACCACCCCTCTCTCCGAGTACGCGGATCCCGATGCGGTTCCGCTGCCCGGCCTTGAGGACAAGATGGATGTGTCGGTCGACGAGTACGGCAACAGCACGGTTGTCACCAACCGGCTGAAGCGGTTCTCGTGGCAGGACATCAGCCCCATGCAGATCGAGTACGTGCGGCGCAACATGGCCGACACCACGGACGCGATCTTCGCCAACGCTCTGTTCTCCCTCACTGGTGGGTGGAACGGCGGCGGCGTGCGGCAGGCTGTCGCAGGCGCGAGTGGGAAGATCGGCCTCACTGGCAAGGGCCAGATGAACGACGACAAGTTGTACCCGGCAGCGGGACGTCACGGCCTCATCGGCACCGACCTTGCTGGTGCTGCTGCGACTACCGCTCTCGGTGGTGCGGCGGTTGCCGCTGCTCCGGGTAGCGTCCTGACTCCGGCGCACATCCGGAAGATCGTCGCGCACTTCCGTTCGCTCGGCGTCCTTCCGTTCGGTGATGGCACCTACAAGGCGACCATCACGCCGGATGTCTCCATCTCGCTCCGTGAGTCCACGGATCTTGCTGGATGGCGCTACCCCCATCTGGAGGAGAACGCGAACGGCAACATCTGGCGGGGAACCGTCGGGGTGTTCGAGGGCGTGACCTTCATCGAAGGCGGGCAGTTCCGTGGCATGAACAAGGGTCAGACTGTTGGCAACGTCAACAGCATGATCAACATTGCCCCTGAGATGCCCGTCGGCACTGCCCAGACCGCGTGGGACAACATCCTCTTCTTCGGCCCCGAGGGCATTGGAGAGGTCGTCGTGGAGGAGTCGCACGCTGTTGTGACTCCGACCAATGACAAGTTCGGACGCCTGTTCGGCCTCGGCTGGATTGGCTGCTTCGGTGCGACTGTCTACGACAACAACGCGATCCTCGCTGTTGCTGCTCTGAGCAGCAAGTAGCAACCTGCTGTCGGACCCTCGATGCTATGATGCGTTGAGGGTCCGACACAGGAGGAAGCATGAAGGCGTGTACGAAGTGCGGCGAGACCAAGCCGCTCAGCAAGTTCCCCACCGAGAAGCGAGCGAAGGACGGTCGACGCTCGCAGTGCACCAAGTGTCGCTACGAAGCGCGTAAGGCTGTCAAGACTGAGGCCGATCTAGCGAAGCAGCGTGACTACCAGCGCATGTGGTGGGAGAAGAACAAGCACCTGAAGAAGGCGCAGATGAGGGACAACCACCTCCTCACTCGCTACAAGATGAACCAAGCCCAGTTCGATGAGATGCTCGCGGCACAAGGAGGCGTGTGCCTCCTCTGCGGAAGCGACGATCCTCAGGGCAAGAACTGGCAGGTAGACCACGACCACTCCTGCTGCGAAGGCAGCAGAACGTGCGGGAAGTGCATCAGGGGACTGCTGTGTGCACCGTGCAACACAGGTCTCGGGTCGTTCAAGGACGACCCGGATCTGCTTAGGAAAGCGATTCACTATCTGGAGGGCTAATGCCACTGCTCCGCCCCATGACTCACTCAGGGATCACCTACCCCCTGACACCGGACGACAAGGGCAACTGCCCCGCTTGCCCAGAGAAGTGGTTCCACGTCAACTTCGACAGTGAGTACAACGGCGGGCATCAGGGCTTCTACATCCAACTGGACGACGGGCAGTTCCGGTACGTCACCACTGGCACAGTGAACGACGCACTTGACGCTGGCTTCCCGCAGGACCGCCTCTACGAGGTCGGTCGCGACGGCTACTACCTGACCATGGACGAGGCTCGCAGGGCGATCCCCGCGCCCGTCCATGGAGTCCACTACGTGGACGACTTCAACACCGAGTTCCAAGACTTCTTCGTCGTCTGCGATGACGACGACCACACCCCATACGCCGAAGCACACGTAGCGGAGTTGATTCGATGAGCCACTTCAAGGCTGGAGATCAGGGCCACCTTCAGGAGCACAACTACTGGGCTGACTTCATCGACGACGTGAAGGATCCCGCTTCCCGTGGCAAGTACCCCGGCATCGCTGGTGCTGATGGCCCTCCCGGTGATCCGGGTCCGGGTGCGATGTACGAGCAGAATCCGCCGACTGTGCGAACGGTCGGCAAGATCGGTGGGCCACTGGTCACGGGTGACCTGTGGATCGACAAGGACGCTGTCCTCACCGCGTACGAACTGATCGGTTCCCCGACTGCCCCGGCGAACCCGGTTGACGGTCAGATCTGGTACAACACGGGCACCGCGCTGATGTCGCACTGGAATGACACCACCAAGGCGTGGGTCCCGATGGGCGTCACGAACGGCCCCGCTGGTGCAACTGGACCGCAGGGTCCGCAGGGTATCCCCGGCAACAAGCCGGTCATCGGCTGGACTTCGGTCACCCTCCCCGCTGGGTCTACCCCGACTATCTCGTACTCCGGTGACGGCTCTGCCGCCACCCCGTACATGGTGGAGGTTGGCCTGCCCATCGGCCCGCAAGGGGCGAAGGGTGACAAGGGTGACAAGGGTGATACGGGTGCAGCGGGTACGAGCATCCACATCACGGGTGCGGTAGCAAACGCTGCTGCGCTTCCCGCTACGGGTGCTCTGGATGACGGTCACATCACGCTGGACACCGGACACCTGTGGGTGTGGGACGGCACGGTGTGGCAGGACGCTGGCAACGTGACGGGCCCTACGGGCCCTCAGGGCGTTCAGGGCGTTGCCGGTCCCACGGGTACGGCTGCCACGGTTTCGGTCGGTACGGTGGCTACAGGAGCCGCCTCGGCGGTAGTGAACAGCGGCACGACTAGTGCAGCGGTTCTCGACTTCACTCTGGAGAAGGGTGACAAGGGAGACAAGGGCGATAAGGGCGACATTGGCCCGAACCCCGTCTTCACGGTGGGCACAGTCACGGAGGGCACCATCCCCTCCGTGACGATCAACCCTGTCGCAGGGAAGCCGACGGAGTTCACCGTCGACTTCGTGATGCGGAAGTCGCTGATCCCCCCGTACACGGTCACCGACAAGGACAAGGTTCTCACCGTCAACGCGACGGGTGCCGCGCTGGAGTGGGCGAAGGGCAGCAGCCTTGAACTGGCTGACGCCACGATCCCCGCTGACGACCCCCACAGGCCGGGGAACACCGCCGGGGTCGGCGTCGGTATCCGCGCTGCCCGCAGCGATCACGTCCACCCCCGAGAGGTCCCGGCTACCGTTGCTGCGGACATTGGCAAGTTCTTCGTCGTCGGCGCTGCCGCGACAGGTGAATGGGCACGTCCCACATTCGGTCAAATGGCAGGAAGGTAGATCATGGCATCGCA